AATATCTTGCCGCAGTGCATCGAGGCGATGGAAACGAATATAGACGGGTTCGGCTTCACTCTCGTGCCGGCAGAGGGGGTCAAGCCGGACAAGCAGGGCCAGTATTCGCCAGAGGTAGAGGCGGAGCGCAGGCGGGTTTTAAATTTCTTTAAATATTGCCATCCGGATGAGAGTTTTGTCTCACTACGCCGGAAGATGAGAAAGGATTTAGAAACGACCGGCAACGGCTACTGGGAGATCATCAGAAACGGGGCTGGCGAGATATGCGGGATTGAGCATCTGGAAAGCCACACAATGCGGCTCACGAAGCTGGATCCGGAGCCAATAGAAGTAAAGTACTTAATCAAAAACGAAAAGAACGAGTATGAAGAAATCCCGCACATGAAGCGGTTTCGGCGCTACGTTCAGATCCGGGACAACCGGAAGGTTTACTTTAAAGAGTTTGGAGACCCCCGGCGCATGAACGCCATGACGGGAGAATACCTCAAGGATGATGAAGATGCCTCCGGTGTGCTCCTGGCCACCGAGGTGATTCATTTCAAGATATATTCACCGAGCACGCCATATGGCGTCCCGAGGTGGATCGGAACGGCCTTGTCTGTGATGGGGAGCAGGCAGGCCGAAGAAGTCAATTATGAATACTTCGACAACAAGGCAGTTCCGCCTCTGGTGCTGCTAGTCAGCGGCAAGGTGGCCAAGACCAGCAAGAAGAAGATCGAGGATTACATCGAGGAGAACCTGAAGGGGCGCAAGGGATTCCATAAGATTCTGATCATCGAGGCGGAAACCACACCGAACCCGGCTGCACCTGCTGGCCAGAAGGTGGGGCTGGAACTGAAACCGCTCACGGAAGCGCAGCAGAAAGATCAGCTCTTCGGAGATTACGACGAGAAAAACCAGGAGAAGGTGCGCTCCAGCTTTCGGCTGCCCAAGTTTTACGTCGGGCAGACGAAAGACTTCAACCGCAGCACCGCAGAGGAGGCAAAGAGAATCGCCGAGGAGCAGGTGTTCGGGCCAGAGCGGGATGAATTCGACTTTATTATCAATCGGCGACTCTTCCCGGCAATGGGCATAAGGTTCTGGGAATTCAAGAGCCTGGCAGCCACCATCGACAACGCTCTGGACATGACCAAGATGCTGGACGTCCTGGCCAAGAGTGGTCTGACGGTCGGGGAGTGCCGGAGGGTGATCGAAGAGATCCTGAACAGGCAACTTCCGGACCCGGCCAATGCAGACTGGCTAGACATGCCGATGGCTGTGTACTTGGCGAAGCTGCAGGCGGGACTGGTAGGGCAGCTTGAAGGCGAGGAACAACCCGTCCAGAAGTTTGCGAAATTCCTAATCGAAGTAAGGAAGGCGCTGGCAGATGCTGAATCTGGCGACACTTTCACCAACTGAAAAGCGAGACTTAGCGGACGCCATCGACTACATCCTGGATTACATCGGGATGCCGGTGTCTGTTAGCAAGGCCAAGACGCCAGACTACGGCAAGAAACTGCTGGCCCTAGAGAAAAAGATCGCCGCTGCGCTCAAGAAGGCATGGGCGGCCAAGAAAGAGGAAGCTGTGAAGAAGGCTGTAGAAACCCTCCAGGCATTAGGAGAGCAGCTTAACGATATGCACGCCGAGATCATAGCAAACGGCTTGGGGGAGATCCTGGGGGGACAGTTTGTTGAGACTGTGAAGGACGAACTGGTGAAGCACATCGTCACGGCTTATGACATGGTCGGACGGCAGACGGCAAAGGAGCTGGAAATCCCTTATGCCTTCACGCTGGTGGACCAGAAAGCAATAGACTGGCTTACTAAGGATATGACCTACTGGGTCGGGGCTTACTACAACACGTTCGTCAAGAAAGCAGTCACGGCAGGGGTTAAGGAATACGCCATCAAGCAGGGCCAGGACGCATGGACGACCGGGCAGCGGCTGAAAGAGGTGATCGGAGGAGAGAAGGTGCCTCCGGACTTTGTGCCGCACGGATATGTCCGGGTGGAGCAGTATTTCGAGGGGCTAGCATGTAACGCCATTACCAGAGCCACGGTGTTCGGCAGGATAGAGCCGATGCTACAGGCAGACGTGGAGACATACGAGATTATCAGCGCCGGGGATAGCCGGGTGTGCGGGCTTTGCCACGAAATGGATGGAAAAACGTTTTCCATCCAGGAAGCAGTCAAAATCCGGGACGCCATGCTGAACGCCCAAAACCCGGACGACATCAAGGCGATACACCCTTGGCCGAAGCTGGAAGAGGTAAAGGGAAAAAGTGAAGGTGAACTGGCCAAAGCTGGGATAGCTTTGCCGGACTTTCACTTTTTCTGTAGATGCGACTACGTGGCCAGTAGTTTCACCTATTATGAGAAGCCTCTGGAGGTGGAGCCAGAGCCGGTCGTTCCCAAGAGCGAGGTGCCCGACAGCATCAAAGGTCTCAAAAATCTGGGTAGCGGGGCGCACTTAGGCGGGGCTGGGGAAAAGTACATCTATCAAGACAAGAAGGGTAATAAATTTCTGTTTAAGCCGGCAGTCTCCAAAGCTGGGGCGGTGGAGCCGTTCCGGGCATATGTGCAGATGGGATGTAGCGAGCTGGCTAAAAGGATTTTTGACCCTGGGGACTTCATCGAGATCAAGGCGATGTTCGACGAAAAAGGCAGGCTGGGCACACTGCAGAAGCTGCTGCCGGACGTGGAGGGTGACTTCAAGAAGCTCGACTGGCACTCTACGGTTGCCACGGGACAGATTAAGATGATTCAGCAGGAGCATGTCCTCGACTGGGTAGTTGGGAACTTCGACAGCCACGCGGGGAACTTCATCCTCACGGCAGGGGGTAAGATCTTTGGGATTGACAAGGAGCAGGCGTTCCGTTATCTGAACGATCCCAAAAGCCGGCACATGAGTTTAGATTATCACCCTAACGCCGTGTATGGGGAGCAGGAACCAATCTACAACACCGTCTACAGGGAATTTGCTGAAGGCAAAATCGATCTTGATCTGCAGGCCGTGCTCCCAACACTGAAGCGGCTGGAGGCGATCAGCGACCAGGAGTACCGAGAGATATTCAGGCCGTATGCAGAGGCTCTGCACGGCCAGGGATCCAAAAAAACGGAGGAACTTCTGAACAAGATCGTCGCCCGGAAGCAGGTCGTCCGAGAAGAGTACCGGAGGTTCTTCACCAGCCTGCTCAAGCAGCGGGATCCGAAATCCAAGGGGACATTCAAGTTTGCGGACGAGATGACAGCAACACAGGCGGCACAGGCCCCAATTTCGGCAAGCACCCTAACAGAGCAGGAACTAAAGAAACTGACGGTCAAGAGCCTCAAGGCTATAGCGAAAGATAAGCAGATCAAGTATTTTCAGAGCATGACCAAAGACGAGTTGGTGCAGGCCCTGGCGCACCCGGAGCTGGCCGAGCAGCTCAGCGAAAGAGCCAAACTACGCTGGAAGGAATACAGCAGGGCAGGGGCGCGGGAAAAAGCAAAAGAGCCGGCAAAACCACAAGATGTTATTCAAGACTTCGACATGGTACCCGACACCCCATTCGGAATGGCCGTCACCAAGGACGCCGACAAACTCGCGAACTTGCAGCTCAACATCCGCAGAATGGCCATAGACAACAAGATCGGGTTCCAGGTGCAGATGCGGGTTACCGAACCCTACTACCAGCAAGTAGAAGAGAGCCTTAAGCGACAATTCAAGGCGAAGGGAGGCAATTTTCAGTATTATAGAGGGGGAGTGTTCGACAAGGGTCTAGGATGCTACCGAGCAAAGAGCAGCCAGGCTCATAGGATACCCGGTGCGCTGGTGGCCAAGGGGAACGGCTTCGAGATCTACTACGGGGCACCAGGGCGGGCCGGCCTTTCCTACGAGGGATACTTGGAGATCAGGGTCTGGAACGCCAACGGGGAGCAGGCGGCCAAGAAGTTTCAGGAGATCTTAGACGACCTGGGGCTTTCCGAGATCAAGCACGACCCGACAGAAGAGGTCGAAAAGGCCCTGCGGTTACGCCGGCTTCTGTGGCAGCACGCCCCCAAAGAGGCCAGCCGGATACCGGTGGGAGCAACATCGGCAGAATTGGCGGAGCTGTGCAGAAAAGCAGGAATTGATCCCAAGCGGGCGGACCGACTGGTGAAAAAAGAGGTGTTCCCCGGGTACTGGACATACGTTGAGCCTGGAATCTCCGAGGAGTACCGGAAGGCAGGGGCAGAATACCTCTGGGCGGGGGTAGGGACGGACCCCCGGACGGTGATGCTGATCCTTGGCGGGGACACACCGGGAATGCTCAGTACCTTCTCCCGCATGCAGAACGGGATTATTGGCCGGGGTGGGAGCGAAGAAGCAGACATCCGGTCAGGGGGAGCAGACCAAGGGTACGTCCGCTTGGCAACGAGGCGCAATCTCGGGAAGTCCTACGAGAGGCACTACAAAGGACAGGGCTACCGGCTGTTATTTGACGTCAAGGAACTAGAACGGACAGACTGGTATGCCTACAACGCAGACAACTTTGGAACAACCGACCCAAGAACGTTCCACAATAGGTTGTCGGCAATAGACCACATCAAAGAGGTTGACGATTACTATTCGTTCGGGAACGAGATCATGTTCCGCAAAGGCATATCCATGGAGAACCTCATCGGGATTACCTGCGATAGTATGTACCAGAAAGATAGACTGATCGAGGTTCTTCAGGAAGCAGGAATTAACAAAATAAAAGGAATTCCCCTGGATGATTTTATCCAGGTCAAAACCAAGCTGTAAGGGGGAGCATAGATGATCGACGAAAGGGCATTGTACCGGGTGAAAATCCCAGGCGTGGATGCCCTCATCCTGGCGACCTGCCTGGAATTCGGGCCGTGGGGGGTGGGATTTCACGACACATGCCGGGGGCACTCCTTCGAGGGGGAGCTGACCCGGGAAACAAAGAAGGGGTTTATCTGGAGGCGGCGGGACGGGACGGAGATCACCTTCGAGGCGTTAGATCTGGATACATTCGAAAAAGAAATCAGGCCACGCATCGGGGGATGGCTCCCCGAGAAATTTCTATCGACTTTGGAACTTTGGGAATTCTACCGGCGGGCGTACCGGAACGCCGGCAGCCATTACGGCTAAAAACAAAGCACACAACTGAACTGTGAGCACCGAAAAAGTAGCCCGAGGGGGGAGAACCATCACGGGCTACTTTTTTCGGGGCAATATGAGCATGTTAACAGCGTCAACATAAAGAACAGGTAAACAAAAAGGAGGGGTACAAATGGCAATTGCACTAATCACCAAGGCAAAATGGACGACGGCATTTATAAATTCATTGCCTGATTCGGCATTTGCTGTGATCGAACCGGCATACAAGAACGGGGAGACCGACAATAAGAATGCCAGGCACCTGCCGCATCATGGCAAGGGGGTAACAGACCCCAATGATGACAGCACGGTGGACATGCCGCACCTGCGAAATGCCCTGGCTCGGGTAAATCAGATAAAACCAGTTACCGACAGCATCACGGCAGAGGAATTACGAAAGAAAGCCCTTGCACACCTCCAGGCCCACGCCAAGCGGCTGGGGGTAGGGGAGAGCGCCGAGAAGATCAAAAAGACGGTGACATTCAAGAAGGCGGACACTGCCAAACACATTGTCTACGGCGAAGTTTATGTGCCATACGAAAAAGATACCGACGGCAACTGGATGACGCCAGAGGAAATCGAGAAGATGGCGCACTCTTTCCTGGAGAACCTGCGACTCACCCAGATCGATAAGCAGCACGACCAAGAACCAGATGAAGGTGTTGTTGTGGAGAGCTTTATTGCCCGGCCAGGCGATCCGGACTTTACGCCGGGCGCATGGGTGCTCGGCACAAAGGTCCTGAAAGACGACACCTGGGAGCAGATTATGAAGGGAGAGATCACCGGTTATTCGATTGAAGGTGTGGGATTCTTGATTCCCGAAGAGAACGGGGACCAATAAACCTATGAATGAAAGGAGGTGAAAAACAGGTGAGCAAACCGAACGCAGCAGGAGAACTCCGAGACGTGGATGTGCTAAAGGTGAGCCTGGTAAACAAAGCGGCCAACAAAAGGCAATTTAAGATTTTTAAATCTGCGGATTACGTCGAGGACCCAGAAGAAGAAAAACAGGAACAGGAACCTAAAGGGCTGGTAGATGTGATCAAGAACGCCGTGGTTAGTGCAGTGAGTGCTTTTTTCAAGAAGGAGGATGTAACGCAGCCACCGACATTTACCCAGGCGATGGCGAAGGTGAATATAGAGGACGAGCTGTGGCGGGTGTTCAGCACGCTCAGGGAAGTCTGCACCGCTATCATGGCCAGCGACGCCGAGAACAAGGCTGCGCTTTGTAGCCAGGCGATTGACGAATTCAAGACATACTTCATGGGCCGAATTGCCCAAATCGGGATTACCAAGGCGGCCGAGGAGCTACAGAAGATAGAGGTCGAAAAGGCCGGGCGCAAAATCAGCGCCGCCAGGCTGAAGGCACTTCAGGAGGCT